TGATCCGCGCAATCAGAACCGTCCGATAGTTGTCTGTCCCGGCGAGATAGGAGAGGAAGTCGCCGAAGACGGTGCAATACCACCAGCTCGCGTTGTCCCCAGCCTGGATCAGCAGATAGAACGTCCTGTCGTCCGCGATCACAGTCCAGACGCGGGCGGTCGCATCCGCTGTCGCCGACTTGCGCACGAACAGGTTTGTCGCCATCTGCGCGACCGTCGGGAACTGGCCGGTGCCGGTGCCGACCGCGCTCATCGTCTCGAAGCCTGAGACTCGCGCCTCCTTGAACGTGCCCGCGCCGGGGCCGTTGTCGTTCACGTCCAGATACATCTGGTTGCCGCCGCCCATGCGGAAGCTCGCACGGGATGTGCCGGTGAACGGCTTCGTCCAGCCAGCCGCAGCCTTCGTGTTGGTGCCGCCGCCACCCGTCAGCGCGGCCCCGCTCACGGTCAGATGCGATGACGTTTCCGCGAGCGCAACGTTGCCCGCCGTCCCGCCTCGCCGCGCGGTCAGCGTCCACGTCGTGCCGGAAGTGAAAGCCATGGTCACGTCAGGATGCGGAAAGGTGCCTGCGGGGACGGTGACTCCCACGGCAGCCACGCCGTTGATCGCGTCCGCCAAGGCGGTCATGGACGTCCCCGCCGTGCCCCCGATCAAGACGCTGTAGGCGGGCTGCCCAGAGATCGAAGTCTTGAACGTGTACACGATCGAGCCAATCGTGACCGTGTCGCCGTCCGACACGTTCGTGCCGTCATTCGTGATCGTCCCGGTAGCAAGCGTAGAGCCGTAGCCGTCCACAAGACAGGCGCTGAGAAGATCAAGCAGGCTCCCAGGTAGTCCCATCAGGCGTGGAGCGCCGACATCGGTGGAGCGAAACACTGTGGGTGTCTGGAGGGTCGCCATCAGTTCGCATCCCAGGGGCCGGTGATGTCGATGCAGTAGGCGGCGCTGTTCCCGGTCGTCTTGAAAAGCAGGAAGGTGCGGCCAGCGAACGGGCCTGCGCCCGCGACCGTGTCCTGGTCTGCGAATGATGCGACGGTGTGCATGTACTGCACCAGCCCACGCAGTTTCCCGCGCGTCCAAGTCGCAGGCTGGCTATCTACCAAGGTCAACGGGGCCAGCCAAATCGCGCCGTCCACGGGGTGTGGAACCGCAAAAGCGCCGTACGTGCCTGCTGCGTTAGCCCGAGTGTCGCCGAGTATCGCAAACGAGAGAGACCCGCCCAGACCGCTATAGGTGCGAGCCATGTAGTGACCGGTGCCGTCAAATATCTTGTCGAGCTTCTCGGTCGTACCTGTTGAGTTCGTCTCGATCGCCCTGCCGATGATCAGCGTCCGATAGTTGTCGGTTCCGGTGACATAGCTGTAGAAGTCGCCGAACGTGACCGCCCACCACTGCCCTGCGACATCTCCCGTCTGCATGAACAGATAGAACGTCCGATCGTCCGCGATCAGCGTCCAGACGCGAGTCGTCGCCGACGCGGAAGCAGACTTGCGGACGATGATCCCTGCCGAAAGCTGCGCCGCGGTCGGGAACGGCCCCGTCCCGGTCGCGACAGCCGTCATCACCTCGTAGCCGCGCAGGCGGGCCTCCTGAGTTGTCGCCGTCCCCGGCCCGTTGTCGTTCACGTCGAGATAGAACTGGTTGGCTGCGCCCTGGCGGAAGACGGCCGCGTTCGTGCCGGTGAACGGCTTCGACCAGCCCGCTGCCGTCTTGCCGGTGTAGCCCGCGACCAGGCACTTGTCGAGCAAGTTCACGAGCGAGCCGCCCTGCCCGTCAAGCACGGGCGCAGAAGGATCGGTACTCCTATATACAACGACGGCCATCAGAGCTTCCGTTACTGTTGAAAGGATGTCGCGGGCGTTCGTCGACCTCACAGGAAATCGTTACGGCAGACTCGTCGTCGTCGAACGCGCTCCGCGACCCGACAACCGTAACAACGGCGTGTTCTGGGCTTGCGTTTGCGATTGCGGAAAAACCAAGGTGGTCTATAGCGGACACCTCCGCAGCGGAACAACCCGCAGTTGTGGCTGTCTTCGAAGCGCATTGACCTCGCTGTCCAAACGCAAGCATGGCCTCCACAACATTCCCGAATCCTGGGCGTGGCGAGAAGCGAAAGCCCGCTGTCGCAACCCTCGACATCACGGTTACGCGAACTACGGCGGACGCGGAATCACGATGTGCGACGAGTGGCAAGAAGACTTCGCAGTCTTCTATGCCGACATGGGACCGAGACCGAGTGCCGACCACTCGATTGACCGAATCAACAATGACGGCCCTTACGCGCCGGATAACTGTCGGTGGGCGACACGCTCCGAGCAGGCTCGTAACAGACGCAAACGGAAGCGATGACACGGTGACAGCCATCTACGGGACGGGAGTGATGTAGAGGAGGCCGACGCTGGACCAGTCGAGGGTGAATATCCCGGCCGCGACGCTCTTCGTTCCCTCGAAGTCGACGAGCGACCAGAGCGGCTTCGACCCGGAGTTGTCGTAGATGACGGCGTAGGCGGCGTCGAAGGTCGCACCCGGACCCCAGCTCGTGTCGGCAGCCTGGAGGTCGGTGCGGTCGGTCGAGGAGTTGTAGGGCGCGGCCTTGGAGGCGAGCGCGATCCCGCCGGCGGTGTAGCCGGTGCCGGTGATCTCCTGCGAGGACACGTCCGCCCACACCTTCTGCGTGTCGCGGTTCGGGGTGAACGTCGGCTTCATCAGCGCGACCGTCATCGGGTTCGCCAGCCAGATCGCGGCGAGGATCCCTTCGCCTGACGCGGAGTACCAGTCATGTTTGATAGGTCATCACCCTCCCGCGCTCATTGATCCTCGACCTCCCCGTGTTTCAGCCTGTCCAGTTCCTCGTTCAGGTCGATGCGGGAGCCCATGTAGATCTCGCCGCCGAACTCGCGCTCGAAGTACTCGGACTGGCGAGCTCGGATCGGGGCCCCGCAGACCGGACAGCGTTCCGGCCACGCCTCCTCGAACGGCTCAGTGCATCTCGCGCAGGCGTAGCCGAGCCGGATCCGCTCGGTGGATTCGCGGTCGTAGGTGATCTTGACGCCGCGCTGCACGCGGCCGTCCGGGAGCTGGAACGCCTCGCTGGACGGCTCGACGTGCAGGATCGTGAGCGGCTTCCGGGTCCTATCCGACAACGGTCTCTTCCAGATCGTCGGTCGGTGCTTTGCCGGACTCGATCGCCTTCTCGATCTCCTCGACCACCTTCGGGCGACGCTGATGCTCACGCTCGTACGCCAAGACCAGCTCGAGGTCGTGGCCGTCGTCGACGAGCCGGCGCACGAGCGCTGCCGGTGTACCGCGGAACTCGTCGTAGCGCGGCCAGGGCGGCTGCACGAACGAACCCACAGCGACCACCGCGTCGAAGCTCTCCGCGTAGCGGTTCAGGAACTCCTCGATCTCCTCGCGCACCTCGTCCGAGAAGCCCGCGTCCGCCTGATGCTGCTCGGAGTCGTACAACCCGATCCGGTAGTCCGGCTCGACCGTCGTCGCCTCGTCGAGCTCCTGGTAGGAGCCGTTCCAGGTCCACTCGTTGATCGCAAGCTCACGCTCGAGCGGCGTCAGCAGGTACGGCTGGAAGTAGGCCGACAGCTCCGACTGGAGCACACGGACGGCGCCGGTCGCGTAGGCCTCCTGGATCTGCGGCCGAATCTGTACGCCAAACCGGCCGTATCTCGCGAGATACCTCGTCTGACTCACCTCTCTCGAAAGTTCGGTCGAGCGGCGATTCCCCGCAGGGCAGCATGGGAACCGCCGCTCGAAGTGACAGGGTTTACGGGGGAGCCGTGACGCCGAAGACGAGCGCGTGGGCGCGCTCGTGGGCGAACTCCCACGTTCCTTCCTTCATGTACTCGGCCGCGTAGGTGTCGCTGCCCTTCTTCTGCTGCTCGGTCAAGAGCTTCGTGTCGCGGTCACGCAGCGGACGCTGCTCGATGTAGTCGAGGTCGAGCAGGAACCCGTAGCCGCCGTACCCCTTGTTCGCCACCGGGAACTCCGCGAACTCCTTCTTCACGACCACCGGGATCCGGTAGCCGTACGCGCCGGAGATGAACGCGTCCACGTTGACGCCGTGAACGTTCCGCGGGGTGGGGTCCCACTGCGAGCCCATCCCGGAGCGGTTCCAGCCGGACATGCACTGCACGATCACCGGCGCCGCGAAGAACACCTTGTTCTGCGACCCGTACACCATGCAGTCGGCGAGCAGTTGATCGAAGAAGTTCGCCGTCAGCGGCCCCGTCGCGTCACGCCGGAACGTCTGAATGAACTCGACCGCCCCACCGGCCGTCCCCTGCGGCTCCGTGTTGCCCGCCGGTGCGACAGAGGACGCGACGAATGAGCGGGCACCCCAGAAGCCGATCGCCTCCCACTTCTTCTTGTGCTCCCGCGCCTTCCGCACCGCCTCCTTGGCGGGCTCACGTCCGCCGTACAGCTCGATCGCCGTCTGCGTGCTCGTGAACGTCCACGGGGTACGGGTGATCTGACTGTAGTTGTAGCCGAGGATTCTTTGCAGGTAGCGGGCGGTCGGGAAGTCAGAGCCTTGCGGCTGCGCGTCCGAGACAACCAGCCAGGAATCGCCCGCGTTGATCGCCGCCGCAGTGATCCGGCCGATCGCGCGCAACACGGTGATCGTGTCGGTCGAGACGGCGGTGACGAGGATCGCCTCGCCCGATCGCATGTTGCGGAGCAGGTCGTTCGGCTGAACCGTCTTGCCCTGCCCCGCCGTCAGCGGGAAGGTGAGGTCGCCTGCGACCTGCGCGCTCGTGTTCGTGACGACGCGAGGAAAGTCTTCTTCCTCGAGCCAGAGGACCTTCTCGCGAATTGCCTGCCGCTTCGATGCCCTGTCGGTCATCGTCGTGAACTGCGTGTCGTCGGGCCTCAGCACACGAATCTGCGGGTCCATGTCGACGGCCCGTTCGTCGGAGAGCACCTCCTCGGTGGAGACGTTCCCCGTCACAACAGTGCCAGCCATCGCCGGCCTCTCTTTCGAGTCGAAGGAACCAGTTCTCCTCCGGCTCCGGGGTCCCGGCTTCGCGGCCGAGGCCCAGCGCCTACAAGGCTGCTACGTGTTGCGCGCCCACTCCTCGTCCAACTGCTCCAAGGTGAGGCCCGGCCCGATCCGTACCGGCCGCGGGGTCTCGCTCGGCGAGGGGGACACTTCTGCTGAAGCCACGGTTGCGCGCCGGCGCGCCGAAGACTCGGCTTCGCGGCTGCCGTTGCGTGCGCGCTCACGCGTCGAGACGAGCTCGAGCGACGACACGCGCGCGATATCGAGGATCTGGACGAGCGCGGGCACTGTCCGGTCGGGGTCACCGGAGCGCGCATCGACGACAAGCTGATGCCCGTCGCCGAGCTGCGCCATCACCTGCGCCATCCCGCCCTGATGCTCCCGGATGTCCGGATAGAAGCGCGCGATCTCGTCGAGCACGAGCCCGGCCGTCTCCGCGTTCAACGGCTCGAACGTCGGCTGCGCGTTCTCGGCGGCGGCGGCCTGCTGCTCGTAGGCTTCGACGACCTGGGCGGCGCGTAGCGCGTCGTAGGGCTCGGCGTCGCCCCACTCGCGGCAGACCGCACGCGCCAGGTCGTACTCGCCGGCTTTGATCGCCTCCTGCACGTAGGCGGCCGGCTGCGCGGAGGCTGCCGCCTCCTCCACCCAGGCGCGCTGCTCGCCGGAGAGAACCTGCGGCGCACCGTTGAAGGCGCGCACATTCTGGAGCTCCCCCTCGAGCGCCTCCACTCTGCGCTGGAGGGCGTCCTTGTCGTGTCCGAGCTTCGAGAGGGCCTGCTGCGACTGGAGGCCGTAGCGGAGCGCCTTCTCGGGGTCGCCCTGGAACTTCGCGAGGAACGCCTTGATCTCCAGGTCTTCGGTCGGGAAGGCCGGCAGGTCCTCGGTGTCGGCTCCCGGCTCGGCCTCTGGCTCTTCGTCTTCGTCGGCGTCCGGCTCCTCCCCGTCGTCGGGCCCTTCGTCTTCGCCGGCGTCCTCGTCCGGCTCCCCTTCGTCCGGCTCGTCGGGTTCCGGCTCGACGGCAGGCGCCTCCTGCGGCTCCGGCTCCGGCTGCGGCTCGCCCGTCTCCGGGCTCTCGTCGGCCGCGACGATCTCGTCCCACGCCCCCAGGATCTGCTTCGTGACCTCTTCGCTGTTCAACTAGCCACCTCCACTCCGTGCTCTTTCAGGTAGGCCTCGAGCCGGCCCTCGGCGCTCGAGGGGATCGAGACGAGGTACTGCATGCCGGCGATGAAGCCGCGCGTGAAGTCGAGCTCGCGCTGGTCGGCCGCAAGCTTCGACAACGCCTTCTTGACGGTGACACGCTCGAGCCGCTCCCGTTTGGCCTCGATCTCCTCGACGAGTTCGGGCCAGGACGGATGCTGCGAGATCGCCGCCAGCGCGCCGCCGCGTGTGACCAGGCGCCGCTCCTGCTCGGCGCTCAACCGGCGCCTCACGTCCCGCCGCCACCCTGGTTCGCCGCGCCGCCGCGCTGCCGCAGAAGCGTCGCCATCGCCGTCTCAGGCGAGAGCGAGCTCATCCCCGCGTTCGGGCTCGCGGGTCCCGCCGCGAGGCCAGCGTTCGTCACTCCCCCGGGACCTTGCGGGATCGACGTCGCCTGCTGGTTCCCGTTCTGGCCGCCGCCGTTCCGCCCCGGCTGCGCGCCGGCGGTCAAGCCGGGGATCGGCTTCGGCAGGAAGAACCGCTCCTTGTCAGGCACATCGTAGGCGTCCAAGGTCTTCTCCATGAACGCGCGCAGATTCAACGGCGCCCCCGACACGGCGAAGATCTGCTGCACCTGCGCCGCGATCTGAAGCAGCGAGTTGGCCTCCGCCCGCCGCTCCTGCCGCAGCAGCGAATCCGACGTGACGTCGATCGTGATCTCGTAGTCGCCCTGAATGTCGAGCGGGCTCACACGGTGATACGCGTCCGCGCCTTGCGCGCCGACGATCGGGATCACGCGCTCGTCCGGCAAGAACTGCTGATAGAGCAGAAGGAAGTCCTTGCCGAGCTGCGCGTACGCCCACAGGTAGTGCTGCTTGCGGGCCTGGATGATCCGCTGCGCGATCGTCGTGATGATCGACACCCCGGTCGCCGTCTGCTGGTCGACCGTGTTCGAGTCGACCCCCGAGTTCATCGGCAGCCCGCCCATGATGTTCTGAAGGTCACCCTTCAACAAGGCTTCGGCCTGAAGCGTGATCGTCGCGACCGTCGGGTCGATCTTCAACGTGTCGACCTGCGAGAGATCCTCCAGGAACCACTGCGCGTTCGGCGCCCACTCGAACGCCTCCGGATCGTCCACGTCGGAGCGGATCAGCGTGATCAGGTTCGCCAGCAGCCGCACCACGTCGAGACGCTGGTTCTGCAACGTCCACAGCATCGACTGCAACTGCGCGAGCGCCTCCACCACGCTGATGCCGGGGATCTGGAACGCGTCCGGCATCGCCGAGCAGACGACGAACGGCATCCGCCCGTTCCAAAACGGATTCGGGTCATCCCGCAAAAGCACGCTCCGGTTCCCGACCGTGACCACGCGCTCCGGCGTCCAATACTCGAGCACCTCGACCAGATCCTGGGTGCGGTCGATCCCCCGCAGGCGCCGCTCCCGCTTCGAGATGTTCGCCATCACCGCCGCCGAGCCGGCACCCTTCAGCTTGGAGACGTTCCGGTAGACACCCTGCGCCTGAAGCCGCTCGAGCGCCGCAACCGACGACCAGGTGCGGTCACACAACCACTCCGCCTTCTTGACCGTCGAAGCCTGCGAGGGCCAGAAGAAGTCGCGGACGTCGCGGACCTCGCAGGTCGCGTCGTCCGCGACCAGCACATCCTTGCGCGTCTCCTCGCTGACCGTCATGACCCGGTCGATCACGTTCCCGAAGGAGTCCTGGATGTCGAGCGGATCCGGCACCCGCAACGACACGTCACGCCGCACCGACGACCAGTAGTCCTTGAACACCGTGATCCCCGCGATCAAATCCTGCTGCATGAAGTCGCGCTGCTTGGATGCGAACCCGTCCCGGTCGAGCGCATAGCGGAGCGTCGCCGCGACCGCATCGACCGAATGCAATCGTGCGACGACCTCCTCCAACGGCTCGTCCGGCTTCGGGCGCGGCTGCACGTTGAAGCGCGGCGAGGGCTCCAACATCGTCGCGAGCATCCCTTCGCAGGTCTGCAACACATACGGAGCCGTGACGTTCGAGTGCCAGTCATCCTCGGCATCGGTGTCCGAGGAGGTCGTCACCTGCTCGGCGAGGCCACGATAGGCGTCGTAGCGGCGCTCCACCTTCTCCACGAACGCGTCATGGTAAGTTTTCTCGGCCTTCTCGACCGCGCTCACGACGAGCTGCACCGAGTCGGCGAGCGCCTCCTGCGTATACGGATCTCGCTCAGCCAACAGCCTGACCCTGCAACGCCCTGGCGAGCGAGCGCATATCCCCGCCCGACTGCACGGCTTTCTGGTTGACCGACTTCAGCTTCAAGATGTTCTGCAAGCACTGCGCCGCAACCGCACGATCACCCTGATCGGGATCGAGGCGGATGAACGCCTGCAACGCCTCCTCGGCGCCGTCGAGCGCGTCGAGCGACGTCGTGTACTGCTCGCCGCCGCCCGTGTCGTCGGGTGCGCTCGGGGGCCCCTGATCGGGCGGGCCCTGGTCGTACGGTGAACCGCCACCACCGCCGAGCGCGGAGGCGAGATCCATCATCGAACTCATGCCACTCTCCTCTTCTCCCACGCGTAACTGTGCGGGCGCCGCCTCACCGACTTGCGCACAACTCTCCGCTCATGCCGCCCGTACAAACGGTAGAGCTCGAGCGCGATCCCGAACGCGAACACCCGGTCATCGTTCGTCCCATCCAAAGCACGCGGCGACGGCAGCGACTTCGCCGCACAAAACGTCCGCAGCTCCTGGATCAACGTCCGCGGCAACGCGCGCAGATGACGCTCACGCACCGCCTGCTCGATCTGGTTCACGATCAACGGACGCGTCTTCGCGTTCATCGGAAACCCATAACTCTTCAACTGCTGCGCATCCGGCCGGTCACCGATCGTATGCCGGTACAGGCGCGGATAATGCGGCCGGCCCGCACGCCCGTCACGCAGACTGATGATCACCGGCTCCCCGTAGCCGCCACCGAGCTCCACCGCGACACGAGCCGTCCCGTAGTAGCGGCCGAGAAAGTGCAGCTGCTCCGCGAACAAGTCCGCCTCGAGCTTCGCATGGAACTCTGCCGCGAGCTCCATCGACGCCAGATCGATCACGTAGGCGCACGAATAATCGAGCCCCCTGCCCGTCGCCACATCCGCCCCGATCGCATACTCGTGCCCCGGATCCGGCTTCACGTACTGGCGCACCGGATACTGCGCACCCTCATGAATCTTCGCCTTCCCTCCGGACTCGTCGGCGACGAAGCGGAACCGGCGAAGCTCCTCCAGCGGCGCATGCTCGCTGTACCACGCCAAGGCCTCCAGATCGAACCAGCAGGCACCCGTCGAGATGAACGCATCCTCCGGCGAGCGAGGAAACTGCTCCGCCCGATCGAGCGCCGGCAACGTCCGCGCATTCGTCTCATACCAGCGCTCGTCCCGATCCGGATGCAGATCCCAGGCCAAGAACTGCTGATCGAGCCGGTACTCCTCCGCGTTCACCCACAAATGGTGAAAGAAATTCCCCTCACCCGTCTGCTCGTTCGAGACACCGTTCGCCGTCGAGACGACCAGCACCTGGCCGCCGTTGTCCGCCGTCGGAAACGTCGCCTTCCACGAGTCGCGCGCGTACTCGTGGCGCGCATACTCGTCCAGCAACACGATCGTCGCCGTCTCCCCGTGACCCGCACGCCGCGTCGACGGCAACCCCACACACGACGAGATCCGACCGTCCGGGAACGTGAACTCGATCAACGTCGTCGGCCGCGCCTCACGCGAGGGCTTCGTCACCTTCGCCTCGAACCGCAAATGCTCCGGCAACGACCCGAACATGTCGAAGATCCGGTTCACGACCTTGACAGCCTCGTCCTCGTTGATCGACACCACCAACGCCCTGGTGCCCGGCAACGTCAACAGCTTCCAGAGCGCATAGCCGGCCGCAAGCCACGTGATCCCGATCTGGCGCGCCTTCAACACCACCGACAACGGATGCTCGATCCAACGGTCGAGCGTCGCGCGCTGCCAAAACCAGCCCGCACCCTCGTCGTTCAACGTGAAACTGAACCGCTCACCCGTCTTCGAGTCCACACACGAGACATGGTCGAGCAGCCCCGCCGGATGCTTGAGCGCCGCCGCACGCTCGTTCAACCGGCGCGCATACTCGACCTTGAACGCCTTGAGAACCTCCGGATCGACACCCGCAACCGCAGACGCAGGCAACTACTGGCCCAGACGGCCGAACCAACCGACCATCTTGTTCGTCGGATTGAAAACCGCGAGATGGTACTTCGTGTCCGTCGACGCAGCCTGACGCGCGATGTAGAGAGCAGCAGCCACGATCGCGACATCCTGGAGACTGTCGCTCCCGCCCACCCAACCCACCCGCGTCACCAGATCCTCCTTCATCTGGTAGATGTGATGATCGACCGTCGCCGGCAACCCCGCAGGCGGACCCACCACCGTCGCCTGCGGATCAACCGCCGCCTCCTGCTCGGGCTCGCTCATCGCTTCTTCCTTTTCTTCGAGGAGACCTTCTTCTTCGGGGCCAGCTCGTCGAAGTGATGACGCTTCGACCACGCCTCACCCTTCGCCGCGAACGCCCACCGCTGCTGCTGCCTACTGCGCGCAGGTGACATCGCTCAGTGAATCCAATCAGTGCCGAACAGCAACATCAGCCACAAGGCGATCGCGATCAGGAACAGCGCGATTTCCGACTTGGTGAGCGCCACGTTTACCTCCTTGAAAACGCCGACGGGCCCCGAAGGGCCCGTGCGACGGTCAATCACGACCGAAGTCGCAATCGCCGCCAAGAGTAACCGGAATTCGTCAGCCTCGGCCGGAAGTACCCCGCCGGGTGGGACCCGCTCGCGCGTGCGCGCTCGGGGGGGAGGGCCGGCCACCCCCCAGGTCGAGCCGGGTTCGGCGACGGCCTCGAGCGCCGGGAGTCCACCATTCGCCGCAGCTGGTGGCCTCACTGAAAGCGTGCGTTTTCGCTAGCGCTTGAGCGCCGGGGCCAGCGAGGGGCCAGCCGGCTCGCCGTCGTCGAGCAGCCGAGCGGCGACTGATTGCATGGCTTCCCACCCCATCGCGGGCACGTCGTCAACGCTCGCCGGGAGCTCCAGCTCCACCGTCATCGTCTGTAACGGGAACGTCGCGTCGAGCGCCGCGAGCACCGCTCGCTGCCTCTCTAGCGTGGTCAACTCGGGGTCGTCGAGGGGCGCTGTTACAAGCGCCTGCGCGAGCTCGTGCGCGCGATCCAGCGCCTGAATCCGAGCAATTTGCCTCGGATTCGCGACCCTTGTTGCGCCGATGCCGAGTAGTTGCCGCCGCTGCCGAATTCTCGCTTTGCCGGCGTGGCCGAGCACCGATGCGGCGGCTGGATCGCCGGCACCTGCGTGACCGGCACACAAGCCCCATCGCCGTGTCCTGGCGGCTCTACACCGTCCTCGGCCGGCGAGAATGAGCCTGCATTTGCCGTCGTCGTCGCCCTGGTAGAGCTCGGCGTCGGGCGGGACGCGGTGGCAGGCGGGGAGCTCGATCCCGAGGACTTGGACGGTGGGCTGCGTGTCGAGCCATGCCATTGTTCCGCGCTTGAGCTCGACTTCTTCAAGTGCTGGCGCGGGATGGTCGGCCTGGGGTTCGATGGTTGGATTCTCCCCGGTTTGGTCTGGGCGGCAGGCTAGGCGTCGGAGGTCTCGGGGCGGAGCCTAGGGCAAGCTTCGCCCCTCAAATCGGCCCTGCGTCAACGACCGTAGGCTCCCTCGCGGGGGCTCCGTGCCTCTCGCGAGTCTATCCGTTTGAGCTGACGGCGTACAGCGCGTTTTGTGAGGCCGAGTACGCGCGCGATCTGTCCGGGAGACAGGCCGGCGGTCGCGAGAGCGGCGACGGTCGGTTTCGGTTGGGGGGCGGGTTCGGCGAGCCAGCGGGGGACGCGTGGGCGGCGCATGCGGAGCGCGAGGGCGAGGACGCCGAGCTCGAGGTCGAGTGTGGAGCGGGGGCCGAGCTCCCGCTGTTGGTGTTCGACGAGGCAGACCATGACGAGGTGGTGGCGGCGGGGTTGGGTTTGGCGGAGCCATTCGAGGTGGCGGCGGAGTTCGGTGTAGGAGCCGTTCCGGTCATGGGCGGCTTGCGCTTCCTCCCAGGCGTAGCCGGCTTCCCGCTTGAGCGGTAGACGCGGGGGCTCCGGCTCGCGTGGCAGCTCGGCCGCGTCGGTGAGGGTCATGCCGAGGTAGGCGTCCCAGGCGGGCTCGCCGCTCGAGCGCCGCCGCTCGCCGGCGCCGAGACAAACGGCGCAGACGACGTGGCCGCCGCGGGCTCGTACGCGGCCGGTGGAGCGGCATGTTTGGCAGGGGACGTAGCGTGAGGGGCTTGGCCCGGAGTCGGGTTTGAGGGTTCCGTGCGGGGTTGGGTAGGGGTCGTTGAGGGTTTCGAGGAGGGTGCGGATGGCGTGGACTTTGTGGGCGAGGTTCACCAGTTCCACCTGAATCCGAGCGGGCCGAGTTGGAGTGAGAGGCGGTGGCAGTCGGGTGAGCGGTGCAGGTTGAGGCCGCGGTGGCGGGGTTGCCAGAGGAAGAACCACCCGCGTTCAGCCACGGTCGGCCTCGTCGGGCCAGCAGGCGCGGTGCGCGATCTCGCGGATACGAGCCGCCGTCGTCCGTGAGATGCAGCCGTCCTGGCGTTCGGAGACGGCGAGCAGTCCGCAGCGGATCAGTTCTTCGCGTAGCCGCACGTTCTCGTTCGAGAGGGCTTCTAGCGTTTCGTAGTGCCGAATCTGAACAACAGCCGGGTTATGGCATACATCTGGATCCGCCTCCGGCTGATCCTCAATCCCGCTCATAACAGGGTTGCTGTTACCGCTGCGACTCCGGGTGGCATCCGAGGATCCGATGGGGTCGTCGGGCCAGCAGTCTTTGCAGCCGCAGCCGCCAAAGCCCGTGTGCGGAAGCCGCCTGACGCGGCCGATGTGCGCGTAGGTGTCCGGGCGCGAGTCATAAGCGGCATCGGTCATGCGAGCCTCCCATAGAGCTGGGCAAGCTGGCCTCGGACGTGCGGCGGTGACTCCGCGACCACGGCGGCGAGCCGTCGAGTCTCCTCGTCGGTGCCGCGAATGTCGTATGGCTCAGGGACGCCGAACGTGGCCCGTTCAGCGTCCGTCAGGCGGCGCTGCACATGGGCGATGCCTCTGCCCATCCCCACCGCATCGACCCACTCGCCGAGGCTCGCGTCCCCAACCCCGGTGAGCACCATCCGTGCAAGCCGGATCGACTCGCGCTCGGTCTTGCTACGTGCGCTCGCGTGCCAGACCGGCCCGCCGAATCCTTCGGCCACTCAGCCCCACCCGGCCCTTACGGTCAGGCAGACGGTCCCGGCGCGTGTGACGTGCGCGAAGCGCGGACGCGCCTGTTCGGCTTCGATCAGCGTCCAGTTCTCGATGGCCTCTAGCTGCCACACGGTCAACGGAAGCATCGAAGCGGCAGCGTGGTCGTCAGTCGGCATCGCGCACCTCGCTGAAGCAGGCCGTGAGCCAATCGTCGCCGTCCTCGTGCGTCCGGACATCTC